ACAGGAGTAACTGGAAACACTGGACCAACTGGTCCTACTGGAGTTACAGGAGACGCAGGAGTTACTGGCGACACTGGTCCTACAGGTGTAACTGGCGACACAGGTCCTACAGGACCAACTGGAGTTACTGGTGATGCAGGTGTGACTGGTGATACTGGACCAACAGGTCCCACAGGAGTTACTGGAGACACTGGTCCAACAGGACCAACTGGCGTTACAGGAAACACTGGCCCTACAGGTGTAACAGGAAATATTGGTCCTACAGGACCCACAGGAGTAACAGGTGATACTGGACCTACAGGTCCAACAGGAGTCACTGGAGATACAGGAGCAACTGGCGTAACTGGAGACACAGGTCCCACAGGACCTACAGGTGTAACAGGAGACGCAGGAGTTACAGGAGCAACAGGTGTTACAGGAGACACAGGTCCAACTGGACCTACAGGAGTCACTGGTAATACAGGATCTACTGGACCTACAGGAGTTACAGGCGATACTGGTCCTACAGGACCAACAGGCGTTACTGGAGATATAGGTCCTACTGGTCCTACAGGAGATATTGGTCCAACAGGACAGACTGGCCCTACAGGAGCCACAGGTGCTGACGGTGGATCAGTAAACTATTATGACTACCAAGCAAAGACCACAATAACAACAGGAGATCCTGGTAATGGACATGTTATTTGGAACAATGCAACACAAGTTTCTGCAACACAAATCAATGTGAGCCACATAAATCAAGACGGTATTGATATTGATATCTTCTTAGCATTGCTAAAGACAAACGACATTATAGTTTTGCAAGATGCAAATGACTCTAATAACTATCAGCAGTGGACTATCTCTGCAACACCAATTCCTCAAACAGGATACTTTGAATTACCTGTAACACTGAATACATCAGGTGGAACTGGTACAACTAACTTTTCTAACAATCACAACTTAATATTTGTAGTAACTGCAGCAGGAGTCGTTGGACCAACAGGTGCCACAGGTCCCATTGGTGCAACTGGAAGTACAGGACCTACAGGAGTAACTGGAGACACTGGGCCTACTGGCCCAACAGGTGTTACAGGTAATACTGGTCCCACAGGACCAACTGGTGTTACTGGCGATACTGGACCAACTGGTGTAACTGGTGATACAGGCCCTACAGGGCCTACTGGTGTCACAGGAGATACTGGTCCTACTGGCGTTACTGGTGTTACTGGAGATATTGGACCAACAGGTCCAGCAGGTGCTACAGGAGTTACAGGACCCGTTGGTGCAACAGGTTCTACTGGCCCACAAGGAGTCACTGGTGTAACTGGAGACACTGGGCCCACAGGCCCTACAGGTGTAACTGGTGATGCTGGAGTAACTGGAGACACTGGACCTACAGGTCCTACTGGTGTAACTGGTGATACAGGACCCACAGGTGTTACAGGAGATACTGGACCTACAGGTCCCACAGGCGTAACTGGTAATACAGGCCCTACAGGGCCAACTGGTGTCACAGGTAATACTGGTGCAACAGGAGTTACTGGTGATACTGGTCAAACAGGACCAACAGGAGTTACAGGAGACACTGGACCTACAGGTCCAACAGGAGTCACTGGAGATACTGGTCCTACAGGACCAACAGGTCCTCAAGGAGTAACTGGTGATACTGGTGCTACAGGACCTACAGGCGTAGGCACAACTGGTGCTACAGGACCCACAGGAGCGACGGGACCTGGAGGATCTGACTTAACAGCAGGACCAATCAGATCTACAGCAGGAACATCATCTATATTCTCACAAACAGGTTCAGGCGACACATTTGTAATGAGTGCTGGAAACCCAGTAGTTACAAGCGGAATGACTATTGACGGAATTGATATTAATAACGGAACTGGTTCAGGATTTGGTAACTTTGCATTTGGTAATGCAGGAAACCTTTCAAATCTAACTACAGGTGATCAGAACACAGCAATTGGTTCAAGAGGACAGGTAGACACAACAACTGGAAGAAACAATGTCAGTATTGGTGCAGATGTTCTAAGATACAATATTACTGGTAGTGACAATGTTGCTATAGGAAACTTCTCTCTTGGTGCTAATACATCAGGAAACATCAATGTTGCTATTGGTGGTAATATGAATAATTTAACAACAGGTAGTGGCAATGTTGGTATTGGTTCAGGAGCACTTTTTGATATTACAACCGTTTCAAATTTAGTCGCTATTGGAACTAGTGCTCTCAATAAAAATACAACAGGTACTAGTAATACTGCTGTTGGATATTCTGCACTTAGATTAAATACAATTGGTGAGGCAAATGCTGCACTTGGAAACAATGCACTTGAGTATAATACAACTGGTATTCAGAATATTGCAATTGGTGCTAATGCTATGCAGAATAATACAACGGGATCAAGTAATACTGCAATAGGTAGAAGTGCTCTTCTAGATAACACTACTGCAAGTAACAACCTTGCTATTGGAAATGCTGCAATGGAAAATAATACCACTGGTGCTACAAATGTGGCTATTGGTAACTCTGCTCTTAATATTAATACAACAGGTGGAGCAAATACAGCCATTGGACAACAATCACTTGAAAATAATACAACAGGTGGTGGTAATGTTGCAGTTGGTGGATATGCCCTTAATACAAATAGTACTGGTACTAACAATGTTGCTCTTGGAAATAATACTTTACAATACAATACAACTGCACAAGGAAATGTTGCTATTGGATATAACGCTCTTAATGCTAATACAGTAAATGGTGCACAAATAGCAATTGGAGTAAGTGCCCTTGAAGTTAATGATGCTGGTCAGTCAAATATAGCAATTGGCGATAATGCACTTGCAGACAACACTAGTGGTAATGTGAATCTTGCTATTGGTACTGGTGCACTTCTTGCAAATACTACTGGCTCTAACAATGTTGGTATTGGTTTTGCTGCTCTTCAAAGCAATACAACTTCTAGTAATAATGTTGCTATTGGAGGAAATGCTCTTAAATTTAGCACATCAGGTGAAGAAAATGTTGCTATTGGTATAAATGCTCTTGAAAATAATACTACTGGTGATTACAATACTGCTATTGGCTCCTATACGCTTTCAAGTAATACAACAGGCTCAGCAAATCTTGCAATTGGGTTTAGATCCTTAGCAACTGCTACAACAGCAAATGCTAACACTGCTATTGGTAATAATATTCTTGAATTTAATACATCAGGTGAAGGAAATACTGCAATTGGTCAAGGATCAATGTATGATAACACAACTGGTGGTTCAAATACTGCTATTGGTCAGTCTACTCTAGCAAATAATACAACGGGTAGTCAAAATATAGCAATTGGTTCTTCTGCTCTTAATACAAATACAACAGCCAGCAATAGCATTGCTATTGGAGTAGGATCACTACTTGATAACACAACTGGTTATCAGAATACAGCAATTGGAACTAATGCTTTAGGAAATAACACAACTGGATATTCAAATATAGCAATTGGTCCTAATGCTCTTGCTAATGCAACTACTGGAAACTCAATTATAGCAATTGGTGAAAATGCACTTGCAGCAAACACATCTGGAATCTTATTATTTGGTCTTGGTGTTAATTCACTTGCAAACAACACAACAGCCAACCAAAATACAGCAATTGGTAATCAGGCAATGTTTAGCACCACCACTGGTGGTGGATCTGTTGCTATTGGTGCTTTTTCTCCATTAGGTGCAAATACAACAGGAACAGGACATGTTGCAGTTGGTAATGCAACTCTTGCAAATAACCATACTGGTATTCAAAATACAGCAGTAGGTGGTCTTGCACTTCTATCAACTGTTGTTGGTAGTGGAAGCACTGGAGTTGGAAGACAGGCACTTCAGCAAACATCATCTGAAATAGCAACCTTTACGACTACTGGTGGTAGTGGATATACAGATGGAACCTACACAGGAATAAATCTATATCCAAATTATAGTTATTTCTTTAGTCAAGCAGTAGCAACTCTTGTTGTATCAGGTGGAGTTGTAACAACAGTTACACTTACGAATAATGGTATTGGAATGAGAGTAGGAGCAACTGCTTCCTTTGATCCAGCAGAAGTTCCAGCAGGATTACAGGCTGGTTCAGGATTCTTTATCACTATTGATACAGTAAATACTGGTAGCCAGAACACAGCCCTTGGATGGCAAGCAGGACGATATAATATTACAGGATCACGAAATCTGTTCCTTGGATATTCTGCAGGTATAAATGAAACATCATCTGATAATCTATATATATCTAACACCAACACATCAACACCTTTAATCAAGGGTAAGTTTGACTCTGCTGGTGGAAATGCTGGATCTGTACGGATTTATGGAGATTTGCAATTAACTACAAAGACTCCAGCCTCAGCATCTGCGACGGGAACCGTAGGAACAATTACATACGATAATGATTACATCTATATCTGTATAGCAACTGATACTTGGAAGCGAGTAGCAATAAGCACATGGTAAAATTAACTAAGGGAAAAGGGTAATCAAATGAGTCTATCTAAAAGACTAAAGGCATCTGGCGAAACCAGAGATATGAACAGTCAATATATTCTTCCATTGATTCCACCTCGTCCTTTGTTTGGTGTAGCCAACACAGGTACATATGTTGATACAGAATCTGCTATTCGTACATCTACCGTTTATGCATGTGTAAGATTACTTGGAGATACTATTTCCTCATTGCCAATGGGTGCTTATGTACGCAGAGGACGCAATCGTTTATCTTATGCATCAGTTTATGGAGATGTTCCAGCATGGATTAATACACCAAATCCAGAACAAACAAGACTAGAATTCATTGAGCAAGTAATTACTTCTATGCACCTACATGGTAATGCATTTATTTTGACGGTACGAGATGATAACAACGAAGTAACAGAACTATATGTATTAAACCCAAATGAAGTAAGAATTGAAAGACCTATCCCAGGAGAACCACTTGTCTACAGAGTTAAAGATATAGACAATGCTATGTACGATCAAATTTTAACAAGTAACGAAGTTCTTCATATTCCACTATTTAGAATGCCAGGATCATATTATGGCTTAAGCCCAATTGGTGCTTGCCGTATGTCTGTTGGTATTGCACAGGCTTCTGATACATATGCTGCCTCATATTTTGGTAACGCTGCTAATCCTGGTGGAGTTATTGAAGTTGCAGGAGAATTAAACTCAGAACAAGCAGCAGATATTGCTCGTAATTGGCAAGAATCACACTCAGGTCCATACATGGCAGGTAAAGTTGGTATTCTTTCTGGTGGTGCAGCATTTAAGCCACTATCACTAAATGCACAAGATGCACAACTACTTGAAGCAAGAAAGTTTAATGTTGAAGACATTGCAAGAATCTTCCGTGTTCCACTAACACTACTAGGACACCCTGTTGCAGGTGCTATGTCCTACTCATCTGTAGAAGCACAGAACCTTTCATTTGTACAGTATTCATTGCGTTCATTGCTAGAGCGTTTGGAACAAGCACTATCTCCACTACTTCCTGAGTCAGATGGATTTATTAGATTTAACCTTGATGCACTTTTGCGTGGTACTACAATTGAGCGTTTTGACGCATACACAAAGGGACTAAGAGAAGGCTTCTTGTCACTAAACGATGTACGCAACTATGAAGACCTATCATCACTTGGTGATTCAGGAGATCAATACAGACTTCCTCTACAAAACATTGATGCTTCACAAGCACCACTTGTTGGAGATAAGATGAAGGCTGAGATTGCATCTATCTTGGTACAGGTTGGATACAATCCAGATGATGTGGCTAAGATGCTAGATATCTCAGAACTAACTCACACAGGATTGCCTTCAGCACAATTACAGCAAGTATCCTTAGTTGATCCAACAGATCCAAAGGCTGCTTACAGTGATGAGGTCAAGGAATAATGCCTGTAGACAATGTTCCAGAGTTCATTAAAAATAATGCACAAAGAGGATTGGACTATTTGGGAGAAGGTTTTGGTGGCGACGGTCTAACTGAAGGTACCAAGAGAGCAGCAAGAGAGATGGCAGCAGGTCGTATCTCTGATGATAAAGTAAGAAAGATGGCTCCTTGGTTCGCAAGACACAAGGCAGATGGACAAGCACCACAGAACAAAGACTCTTCAGACCCAGGATATCCTGGTGCAGGATTAGTTGCTTGGCTGCTTTGGGGTGGAAATGCAAACTTTGATGATGCTGCTCAGGACTGGGCACAACGCCAAATAGATAAATTAGATAATGAAACTAATAAAGCAAGGAGTAAGATGAAGAAGACAGAACGCCGTACCTTTACGGTCAGAGACATAGAGGCAAGACAGGCAGAAGACGGTACTATGCGTATGGCAGGTTATGCTGCTGTGTTTAACGAAGCATCTGTTCCTTTGCCATTCATTGAGAAGATTGCACCAGGTGCATTCAGAAAGACACTATCTGAGACACCAGATGTTCGTTTATTGGTTAACCATGAAGGATTACCTATGGCCAGAACCAAAAACGGTACAATGAGATTGTCTGAAGATGAAAAAGGACTATTCTTTGAAGCAGAACTAGCAAACACACAAGAAGCAAGAGACCTATATACACTTGTTGAGCGTGGTGATGTTGATCAAATGTCGTTTGCATTTAGAGTTATCCGTCAAAATTGGAGCAAAGACCGTTCAGAAAGAACCCTTACTGAGGTAAGCCTTTCTGATGGAGATGTATCAATAGTCACATATCCTGCATATACTGCAACCTCTGTAGAGGCTAGAGAATTAATTAAAAGAGCCATGAATGAAATAAAAGCGGGAAGAGAAATAACAGGCGAATCCCTATTAGTATTAAAGCAAATCTTTGGAGACTTATCTGAAGGTCACGACTACATCATGAAGGCAGTAGAAGTAATGTCTATGCTATTTGGTGATGGCGAGATGGAAGATGATTCTATGTCTCCAATGCTTGAGGTTGAAGAAGACGAACTAGAAATGTCTAAGCGTGAAGAAGTTGGAGATTTTGTTCGTTGGAATTCATCTGGTGGCATTGCAAGAGGCCGTATTGAAGAAATCAAAACAGAAGGATCTATTAATGTTCCTGACTCAGATTTCAGCGTTGCAGCAGAAGAAGGAGATCCAGCAGTTCTAATTCGTGTATACAAAGAAGTAGAAGATGGTTGGGTAGCAACTGACACTCTTGTTGGACACAAAATGTCTACTTTGACATACATTGATCCACTTCCAGAAGCACAAGAAGAGGCTGCTAATGTTCTAAATGTTGTAGATGTTCCTGGTCAAGGTGGAAAGATTGTTGGAGATTTCCCATCAGTCCTAAACTTCCTTCCAGATAACATGCCAAGAATGTCTCTACGCTTAGCAAAAGCAAAGAGAAGCACAATAAAATAATATTCCTATCCAAAAGATAGGACTGAAGTCGGAGTTAGGCTCACACCCGTAAGCGTCGTGAAACCCGTAACCACCACCTCAAACTTAAAAATACTCACAAAGGAGAACAATAAATGTCTTATTTAGACAAAGTAATTGAACGCCGTGATGCAGTTAAGGCAGAGTTGGACGCAGTTCTTGAGGCAGTAGCCGTAGAGAACCGTACAGACCTTACAGAAGATGAATCAGCAAAGGTTGATACCTTGGTTGAAGAGTCACGCTCACTAGATTCAAAGATTGAAAAGTTAACTGCACAAGCATCAGCAGATGCTAAGGCTGCAGAAGCACGATCAGCATACGCTGATGTTGCAATGCCAAAGGTTGGCGGAACAAAGGTAACTCGTGAAGCCCGTACATACTCACCAGAGAATACAGATGTTTCATTCGTTAAGGATGCATTTACTGCTAAGTTCAGCAATGACTATGCAGCATCAGAGCGTCTTGCTCGTCACTCTCGTGAAGAGGAAATTGAGCGTCGCTCAGTAGGAACTGGCAACTTTGCTGGTCTCGTAATTCCTCAGTACCTTGTTGATCTAGCAGCACCATTTGCTCGTGCAGGTCGCCCAACAGCAGACTTTGCAACAAACAAAATGGCTCTTCCAGCAGCAGGTATGACACTAAATATCTCACGCATGACTACTGGTACATCAACTGCAGTTCAGGCTGCTGAAAATGATGCTATCTCAAATACAAATGCTGACGATACACTATTGACTGTGAATGTTCGTACAATCGCAGGACAACAGGATATCTCAAAGCAGGCAATTGAGCGTGGAACAGGTATTGACCAGTTCATCATCCAGGACTTGATCCGTGGATGGCACACAACACTTGACGACCAGATCATCAACGGTGATGGAACATCAGGTGCAATGCTTGGTCTTCGCCATACAGCAGGTATCAATGAAGTTACATTCACAGAAGCCTCACCTACAGTTGCAGAACTGTATCCAAAGTTGGCAGATGCTTACCAGAAGATTCAGACAAGCGTATTCCAGAATCCAACACACTGGATTATGCACCCACGCCGTCTAGCATTCTTGCTTGCAGGCGTTGACGGTTCACAGCGTCCACTCGTTCTTCCAGCCCTAAACGGCGTAATGAACGCAGTTGCAACAGGACCAGGAGCAGCAGCATATGGTAACTCAGGTTACACCATGATGGGTCTACCTATCATTGCAGATGCAAACATTACTACAACAGGTGGTGCTGGTACTAATGAAGATCAGATCTACTGCGTAAATGCAGGAGAACTACATCTATGGGAGCAAGCAGGATCACCATTCGCATTGAACTTTGATGCAACAGGTGCAGGCTCACTCACAATTAAGTCTGTAGTGTACGGATACTCAGCATTTACTGCTGGTCGTTATCCAGGAGCAGTTTCTAAAATTACAGGAACTGGTCTAGTAGCACCTACATTCTAAAGTTTACATAGTTAATTCTATGTAATA